ATATTATTAGCTATGGGGTTCGTTACACCGCTATCAGAGGTTAGAAAGTTCAGTGCTGAAGTCGTTTGACTAGATGCATTCCAGACCGCTACACCCCCTGACACGCTCACTAAAACATATTCTATTCCACCAGCCGTGTCGATCCAATTTTGACCAATTTGATATCCAGTATCACTGGCTCCCGGCGCTCTACCAGAAACTACAGGTGGTAATGCTACGCTAGAGAAAACTCCGTTTGGATATCCATAATAATTTGCTGGGCCGCTCATATTTTTTCCTCAATGGGTGAAGTCTTTGTTTTCCCCAAAACTATCAAATAAATATTTTTGATGACAGAAAAATGTAATATAACTTATTTATTATATATTTTATAATAAAGACGAGGTGTATATGATTGGTTCTGTGATTGTTACGGAAGACGGGGAGTTAATTTTAGGAACTTGGATTTTGAGCAAGCACTACAAAATCTATCACTATCATCTCAAAAATTTGGTAAAGAAACATGTAAAAGACCTGTCTGAGCTTGGGAATTCTCAGCTTATCATGAGAGAGTTCGTTAAGCACCTTAAGGAAGAAGAGAAACAAAAACCAAAGCAGGGAAGGCCTATTCAGGAATACATGCTCAATGGAAGGCAAGCTCTCTTTATTCTCATGATTATCAAGAGAATGAATGACCCCAAGAAGGCCATCAAGGCCATGGATAAAGAAGAGATAAAGAAATTGTTTGAGGATTTAATCAAAAAATGATTAGTAATTGCGGTTAATTCAGTGAATTGATATAATGTAGTCAAATAGGAGTAAACTATGGATTACAAAGAATTTTATCAAAATTGCTATGAGAATCTAGAAGAAGAGCTTGGAAGAGAGCCAACCTGGGAAGAAACGGAAGAATACGTTAGAAACGAAATGTGTGATTTGGTCAGTTGTTATAGGGAGTAAATATGGATGGATTTCTTGGAATAATTATTGCGATTGTTGGAGGTGTGGTGGCAATCGTAGGGGTAATGATTGCTTTGTTTCTTTGGACTCGAGGAGAAGCGAGTGCCGATCGGAGACATTTTGACATAGAAAACAAAGAATTAAGACGAGAGCTTATCGATGTAATGCGCTCTATAGACGCTGAGTTTAAGGACTTTCATGGAAGATTGTGCGAGATTGAAGCAAGGGCGGCGAATGTTACGAATCCGAAAAAAGAATGGACTATAAAATGATCTGGCCATATGTATTAGTCGCACTAATATTTTCATGGGGAATTTATTGGAACGCTCCTCTTGAAAAATGGCTCAGAAAGCCCATAGATACATTAATAATTTTGGCAGCAATTTTTATCTCATGCATTTGGATGAACTATAGATTCAACGAGATCAATGAAAAACTAGAAATGATGAGTGAAAGTTTGAGAAAAGAGATACTAACTATAAAGAAAATCATATCTTCGGTGAAAGAATAAATATGGGTGGATCTTTAGGAGTGATTTTAGGGAACTCCATCGCCCAGATTTTGATTTTAGGCACTATGTTTGGATTCATGATATGGGATCGGTCAAAAACAAAACGAGAGAGGGATAAAGCAACAATAGACGGCAGGGCGTTTCATGAGGAGCTGGCCAATATAAAAGCAGAAATGCGAGAAAACAGAGAAAAATTCATCGCGCAAATGGCACAGATAAAAAGAAAATCAATAGAAGGAGAATAAGATGTTAGGTGTTATCGGTTGCTGTTTAGGATTTTTGCTTATGGCTTGGATTAAAGCCTATGACTAATCTTCTGAACGAAATTCTTCTACGATCGCTTCTCCAATGGCCTTCAACGCTGGAAGATTATGTTTCATGAGAGCGTTCTGAGACTGTTGAACCAGATTTTGAAGCCTAGGAGATGTTAGCATAGCATTCGAGACAGCCTTCATCCCTGAAAGTCCAAGTATTTTTGATAAGAGACTAAAATTTCCCGTTCCTATGGCAGCAGCTGTCGCATAAGTTTCACCAAGATCCACTATTCCATCAAACTGCCCTGGTTTTAGGGTAGAAGCTATTTTAGCCTGTCTCGCCCACATCTTATTCGCGGTATCAAAGTTTTTGGCTAATTCTGGATCTAGAGAAGAAATTGCCTTCTTAATTGGTCCTTTAAATAACTCAAGTTCAGATCTTCCGATATTATACCTGGAGGAAACGTCTTTGTAGAAATTGATTAGATCAGCTCCTGAAATTCCTCCTTTAGAGCGTGCAGAGGACACAAGATCTGCTGCATCTTTTTGTAACTGAGATCGCACAGCATGGGGCATTTCTTGCCCAATTTTCTGCATTTCAGAAGCAAATTGTTGGCTAGATTGAGGAGTAAGAAGACTTTCAGCTTGTGGACTTGTTCTGAGGGCTTCATATACTGCAGAACCACCCTTTCTCATTTCTTTCAGTTTTTCTGCTGTCTTTTCTCCTGTAGAAGCAATCTTGCCAAAGCTTCTTCGCTTAAGACTTTCTGGCATCATAGGAGCAAGTTGTTCTTCTGTGAGACCATGTTTGCGGCCAAGATCCAAAATAGCTTTTTGTTCGGCATTCGATGGAACGATTTTTCTAGCAAAAGAAGGAGCCGCAAAAGGCGCCGCTTCTGCGATGCTTTGACCTAAAGGGCCTGCGCCTAATTCTTCCGCAGTTTGGCCTGCAATGGCCCCTAATCCGGCTCTGGCGACTCCGCTAACTCCACCGCCAACTAAGTAAGGGGAAAGCTTTCCAAAGCGTTCTAGAGACTTTTCTGCGAATTCTGGCTTTGTTGGGAGTCTCTCTTCTATTTCTCTCTCATAAACATCCTCAAGAGAGGATTTAGGAAGAAGAAGAGATACAGGATCTTGCCATCTAGCAATGTTTGGGAGTTCTTTGAGCAATCCTTTTATAGGAGCAGAAACGAGTGACTGAAAGCGAGAAATATCCTTGTCATTAATGTCAATTTTTCTAGCACGGGAAGGAGTAGATTTAACTTCAGTTTCAGGAAGATCAATTGCTCGTGCACTCATTTTTTACCTAAAGGGATGTATCCTTGGGCTCTATATGCATCCATTTCTTTTTTTGGAATTGCGAATGGACTACCATCAGGAGACATCATCAAAATCTCTCCAGACTTCAATTTGGATCTAAAAATTGCGTCTCTATTTTCTTCGATTTTTGATAGAGAGCGCAACGTCTTAATCGCCTTTTGCTCGATTTCCTCGATTTCTGGCCTAACTTCCTTCTTCACGACTTGCTCAAATCGGCTTGGAAGGTGTTTTTTCTCAGAGATATATTTATCCTCAAGTTCTCTAGTTTTCTCTATGAGTTTTCTGGAAATATCCTCTTTCATTTTCATACCGAGGAGGATTTTTTGATTAGAGATTGGATCTTGACCTGCCCTCGGGTAGGCATCTCTAAGCTGTTTTTCGATGAAAATATTTGGCCTTCCGCCCTTAATTGAACTCAGATCTCCGAGAAAATAGCTCTTGATCGCTGAATCGAGTTCAGTCCCAGCAGCACTCTTGAATCCAGGAAATCCCGTTGCCTCTGCTATTCTATCTTTGAACGCCGCCCATTTATCTGCATTGTGAAGGGCGTCTTCCATCATGGCTAGAGAGAATTCAGTGGTTGGCATGTCTTTTTCTATCTGATCAACTGAATCGAGGAAGGCTGTGTTCCTCTTCGCTGCATGCTCAATATATTCTTTCTGTGGAAGAAATTCTCTTTCCCTTTGCTCGCTAGCTCGTTTTTCTTGAAATTCAGCCCCTTTTATGATCGTATTAGCTAGATCATGTTGTCCCATTAAGGAAGCTTTAGCAGCATCTTCTAGAATATAATTAGGTTGTTGTTGCTGCATTCCTAATTCCGGAGCCATTTGCTGCTGAGTTTGCACAGCCAAATTTGGAGCATTCTGAGGTTGGCTTGTCATTCCGAAAAGATTAGGAAAAGCCTTTGCAATCTGCTGTTGCTTCTGCTTGTTCAGAATCATCTCAGCGATTGAAGGCATGGCCTGCGCTAATCCTTGCCCTGCGCCTTGTACAAGTCCACCTAAAGCGCCTCCACGTTCTTGTAAGATCGGTAATGTCATAGAAGCCCCGCTAATTTAGTGCCGCCAAATATTCCTGCCGCTTGCGATCCAGCTCCGCCAAGCATTTGCATCAGATCTCTGAGCATGTTCTGCTTTTGATAAAGACCATATTGTCTATCAGGACTTGCCAACAGCGTGTTCCCCAAGCTTAAAACATCATGCATCGATTGTTGCATAAGATTCATTCGTTGGCTCTGAAGATTTTCAGCCAAATTCCCTCCCGCCGCGGCCAATGAGTTTTGCATTCCACTAGATCCGCTTATACCGCTTCCAGCATACCGAGAAGCAATTCCAGGAGCTATTTGCTGTTGAAATTGTCTTAGTGCAGGAGCTTCAAGTTGTTGGAACATTCCTTGATCGCCACTAGCCATAGAGAGAAGATTTTTGTATACATCCCCTGCTCCGCCCTGGAATTGCCCTCTAATCAAATCATATATTTGAGATTGACCGGGCCCCATCGTTTGCATCGAAAATTGCCCAAAGCCTTTTGGAAGTTTAGAAACAGCAGGCATTGACATAAAAAAACCTCTTGATCTTATATTCAAATAATCTTTCAGTCTGACGCAAAAAGCAAGCGTTATTTATCATGTTTATTCCCGCTTAGGCAAGCTCTGCTGTGCAACGGCTGGCATTGGCATGCCTTGGTGTGGTATGCATTGCCTGGGCGTGCTACGGTTTGCTTTGCAATGGTATGGTGGCCCAATCGTTAGATTGATAAGGTCTGCCCATAGGTAACTATGGGCTTTTTTTAAAGGAGAAAATGATGGTAAAATATATAGGAGGAGAATCTCCTACTAATTCAGCAAAAAATTCTATTAAGATTTCAGAACCATATTCGGTGAATATAGAGATAACCGGATCTTCTAGTCTTATTTTTCATAGATGGCAGAATGAATATGTTGAAGAAAAATCTAAAGCTTCAAAAGGATCAAAAGCAAAAAAGACTGATGACATCGAAACTTTTGTTTATCGAGATAATGAAGGAAACATCTGTATTCCAGGAGAATATTTGAGGCAATCGATTATTCATGCTTCAAAGTTTCGACAAGATCCCAGAAGCCCCAGGAAATCTGCTATGGATCTTTTCAAAGCAGGAATAATCGTAGAAACCGAATTGGCAAGCCTTAGAACTAAAAAATGGGATTACGAGGATCGCAGAAGGGTTTTGGTTCAAAGAAATGCAATAACAAGAACGCGTCCAGCCTTTTCAAAGGGATGGAAGGCGAAATTTCAGATTTTAGTCCTATTGCCTGAATATATAAGCTCTGATGAATTGCATGATGTAATCATAAATGCTGGAAAGTTAATAGGAATTGGTGATTTCAGGCCTACTTTTGGAAGATTTCAGATTACTAAATTTGATATATTATCCTAAACATATTCGAAGACTACAATACCCAAATTTATTGAAGGAGGAGCGCCAGCTCCTTTTACAACTATAATTTGCGTTGAAGTAACTTTAATTTGAATTTGATTATTAACGTTTACTAAATCTACATAAGGCAATGGCCACCATACTCCGCTTCCATCTTTAAACATTCCGTATAGTCGCGTTCCTTGATTTATTTGCACGATATTATGAACCACCGTCAATACCGAATCGCTTACTTGAACTACAAGGCGATTACCATCTCTTTGTCTTGTCTGTGGAGGGGATGCATTAGGATCTGGAAACCATCTTTCTCCATTAGGAACAGAAGGGGCAGGAGCATTGCTTGGTGCTGCTTCTGGAGGAGTGTAAAGCTCAAATATTCCTATCGTTCTCTGATTTATTGCAGTATTTGACTGCGTGTGAAAGTTTACAAGCTGTTTTTCAAGATTATGTGGATCTGAACTAGGAAACTGCCTATAGACTGGGACAAATGGACTCGTCATGCAAGCGTCCTCGATGGATAAAGATCAAGGATAATCGTATGCAGAACCCATGGAGCAGTAGCAATATTCACTTTTCTCATTTGAGTATCATCGAACGTAATCTGTAACTGAATCGTATCTCCAATACAGCTGCTTGCCAGTCTATGCCAAATCTGCTGCTGAGCTATTGCATTGTCATTGAGACCCAATGAGTCATCCGGTCTTGTCCTTACGATCGCGTTCGAGATGAGTGAAGGAAGAGGATTCGCTGTAGTACTGTTATTTAGAGGAAGCGGCGACTGAGATCCGAGAATATTAACGGTAAACTCCCCGAATTCTGTGGTATCTAAGAAATACTTTTGGGCACCTACTCGGGTTTTCCGAGCATCTGACCAAGCCGCAGGAAATTGTTTTGTTTGAATGAATGGCTGATCCACGATCGATACTTCCCAAGTACCAGGAACAATCGATCCTGGAGTGGCACTTGAATCAAAGTTCACTGAGAAAATACTGTCTGGATTTGCGCTATTTCCATCGCCAAGGTGAGCCACATATCCAATAAACGATGGTGTCGCTGCTCCAGGAGGAAGAAATCCGACATAAGCTCCAGAGAAAAGATTGTGATTCACTGATGTAATCGAATAAGTTCCATCAGGATTGAGCGTAGAAATGTTCTGGATCATGATCGATGAATCATTTGTCGATTCATTCGCCCATTTGAGCATCACAAATCCTTGAGGAGTTCCGAATCCTACAAAAGGATATGTCGAAACTGTGGCTGGTGAATTCCAAGGAGTATTCCAATTCTCCCAAGTAAAATCCGTGAGAGCTGACCATGTTTTCTGCTGATTCTTCACCAATCCATATGTGGATACGGATTCGTACCATAAGGCGAAGGATTGTTCTCGATAATTAAATACGAGGGTTGTGTCAGGGAATATAGAGCCAGAAGCATCAACAGGATCAAAAATACTAGGATAACTGAAATAAACCACTTCATTGACAAAATCCCTCCCTCCAGAAATTCTTTCATACCCATTAGCTGAAGGATTTACCTGGAATATTTGTTGAATGATTGGAAGATCGAATCTCTGCGCATCGAAGCTCGAAGCAATGATAAAGCCATATTCTCCTGCCGTAAGGATACCTTTATCCATGGGAATGATAGAGTGAGTTCCGGCGCTTCCATAGTCAGGATTGATTAACTGCAAGGAGAATGGGTCTGTCTCAATACCAGTATTTACCATCTTACGCTGATCAGACTCCATGCCTAATATCATAGAGCCTTGTGTAATAGCTGCTGTGATGATCCTTTCTGTAGAATCGATATCTATGAATCCACCGAATCCTTGGATATTAGAGACCCATGCATTCGGCTCAAAGGATCCGGCTGGCAAAGTGTCGGGTAAAATATTTGCATAGAATGGGGTAGCGGTTACTTCGCAATATCTGATCCTATTCCCATAATAGGTAAACTGACCTTTAAGAATGTCGGTACTTGTCGCTTCAAAAGTTCCTATAGCTAGAAGGCGATTTCCGAAGGGAATGATGATTCTACATCCGATTAGATAGGTGGTAGATGCGCTCGCAAGATTATCTAAAGGTGGAGAGAAGTTTACAAATCCCGTTGCACCAGGACCCTGCCCATCAAACCAACGTATTCCATCCCCAAATCCATCTGGAGAATTTACGTTTAAATATTGTATCGCTCCGCCTGTAAGAGCGACCGTTACAGCAGGAATAGTAAATGTGGTCGGGCTAGTAACAGTTGCTGTAAATGTTTTTCCATTTACGACAGTAGCGGAAGCTCCTCCAAATTCATTGAGAAATACTGTAAACGTCGTTCCATTAGGCAAAACAGGATTAAACGCCGTTACTGTAAATGAAGTTGTTGCCCCTGGAGCAATCCCATCTATTTTAACAAATTGAGCACCAGGATTGTTGTTTGTGACCCACATCGCGCGATAATAGTTTGTGGAATCAAACTGCTGATAATCGGCTCCAGACCAATGTACGGGGAGACCTGTCGTTTTGTAGAACGAGTTATCGGTAAAAATCACTCCATTGAAAATGTAAGAGTAAACAGTATCGAAATAGACGTTTATGTGAAAATCGATCTGATCAGAAGCGCTTTTGTCTGCCTCGAACTCTTCAATTCCCATGACAGGAAGGGCCGGGATATACTGAACCGCAGTTGGGACTATGGCTGGATGATTAATTGTCACTACACCCGTTACGTGATCATAAGTACCATTGTAATTACCAGGATCACTACTTATAAGCGGCACTGGCTCTGGTCCAGCATATGCCATATTTCCATCTGTTAAGACTGCACTTCCTATTCTGAAGGAAGCAAATCCTCGAACTGTTTGAATAGGGACTACAGTACCAACGAATGGAGAAGCTCCTGTATTACCTAAGCTTCTTTCAAGCCTTCCGAGTTGAGCAGAACCAGGCTTTTTTATCAGTCTTTTGCGCCAACAGAGTGCATTATCTAGATTGGGGAACGCATCATTATTGAGTAGCCAAGGTTTGTCGAAGGTTTGAAGGCCTGTAGAGATCGAAGAGATTACTAGCCTATTGGGAGGGATCATCAATACCCCGTAGCGATATAAAATATCGAGCAATTCCCTTGTGGAGATTTTGCAACAAAACTTCCGCCACCAGCTGCAATAGAGCCAACGTTTACCTGATTTCCTGAATTAAAAGCACATACTACTACAGAAACACACGCGACTGGGAATGCTGAAGTAAAGTTTACTGTTACCCCAGCTATAGACGCTGTAGAACTTCCAGAACGGATCTGAAGTCCTCCTGGCATAAATCCTTCACCAGAAGCAGTGGTCAATGCTTGGTTTGTTATCTGTAAGACACTTCCTGTCCCAGCTTCTCCTTCATAATACAATTCCGTGTGAGCGGCTGGAGTTTTGGTGTAGGCTATTCCTGCATTTACTACTTTTGTCGGGTCTGATGCCTGACTTACAAAAGTAGTTTTATTGCTATATCCTTGAGGAGAACCAGTAAAAGGAATGTGGTCGGTGTTATAACTATCCGCTATTTGCTTAAAATTCTGCCTAATTAATGGCTGGCTTTGCGCTGGAGTTTCTGTAGGAAGAGGGGTGTCGTTGTAAGCCATTAATTCTCCTTAAATCGAGTTATAACTTCCGGGGTTGTATGAAGTTTGACCTTGGTAGATCGTTGCTACTCTGGTATTGCTAACTTGCCTATAAGTCTTTCTGAGAACAAAATTCTCTTGCTCTCGAAAGAAAGGCTCGTAGAGATTCAATTGCTCTACATCGCCATAATCTTGGAGGATCTTCCGAGAGGTTCCCCTAGCAAAATATTCAGTCATCCAGCGATAAGGAATCGCGTTTGTTGTTGTGAGAAAGGCTGCCGGATTGTAATAGGCATCGATCTGGAAGATAAAAGGCTTTGAAGGGACAGGTCGGAATGTGAAAGTATTGTCATAGAAAAGAACTGCCTGTGGCCTTCCAGCTGTGTAAGGAATACTCTGCGTATTTATCTCGCTTGTAGTTGGGATCGAATAGAGAAACGTAACCGCAATTGCCCCCGTGAGATAATTAACCGTCCCTACGATCGAAGGAGGATTTGTTGGATTGAGTGGATCGTATTGAATCAGGTTCCCGGTAGTCGCGGACTGAGGATCGTCTTGTGCGACATTGAGGTTTCCATTCACATCGATCGCCGTCACATAAACATTCGATGTCAGCAAACCCTCTTGTAATCCTCCAGGATTCACCGTATTGCCAGCAGGCTGTATGTTCTGGTCTCTATGTCCTTGAATAACTGGAGGCTCATAGAGGGGGATTGTGTAGGGCCCTGGGCTCGCTGTTCCGTTCTGCTGGAACTGATTATAGACTCGATTTGGAAACAGCTTCATCCATTGATCGTGACTCTGCTGCATGACAATTTGGTAGCCATCGACATAGGCTGGCGTTAGATAAGAATTGAAAGTCGGAGTTACCGCCCCTCCAGGAAGATAAGTGACTGGAGCATTGTACTGATCTACTCCTGGAGTGAGTTCGAGATTGTAGGTGGTTTTGTAGTCAAATGGCTGGATACGAGCGGGAACATCGTAGACCATGAATCGATTCAGATAGTCTGCTAGCGTGGCATCAGAGATATCCTGCTGGTTAGGTTGTTTTAATATACGTCGGACGTATAAGAAAACCTCTGAGACCATCGGCTGTGTAGGACTAACTGAAAATGTCATAATCAGTACGCGTTAATTGGGTGGAATGTGCCACGTCGTTTCGTCACAAAGTTATTAAACGGATTCATCATGTCCTCATCGCTATGCGCCGTAGGCTCCTGGTTCCTTCCTAGAGGCATCACTTCCTTCCAGGATAGGTTTTTGGAGAGGTGTTGGGCCACAAATCGAGGAATTCCTACAGTCTTATTCACTGGAATCTTCCAGCGGCAATAATCGTCACCAGGAAGTCCTGTTAAGAAAAAGTCAAGAGCTCCTCCAACCAATGTAGACTCAAACACGCCTACCACGTATTCGTGAAGATATATTCTTTGCTTCTCTAGTTCTGGGTGTGGTATCCCTCCGGTCGGAATTCTCACAGAAGGCTCTATGTAGGTGGCCTCAGGGAACTTCTTCTTAAACTCAGACAACTTGAGAGTCTTTTCCTCGGCAGTTTCCTTCGATTTCTTCATGGCCTCATTCATTCCAGCCACAGCCTGCTCGATCTCTTCAGTTCTTCGGATTATCTTGTCTTTACTCATTGAAAACCTCATATCAATTAAATCTTTACTTTACATCCAAAAGACCAATTTGACAAGAGATTAGGGAAAAATAATTTGAAAGAAGAGGGGGCAAGAACCCCCTCTATGAAACTATGCAGTCAAAGTTGTGTAAACTCTGGCTGATTTTTGTGCTCTCCAGATTACGAGAGCGCTATTCGCACTGAGAATAGCCGAGCCTGCAGTTGCGCTATTGCCGATGATAACTCCTTGGAAGTCGTTATCTACAGCAGATAGATCAAATGCGGAAGCTTGATCGCCAATTGGAACCACTTGTGGCCAAGTAACGCCAGCAGCAGCTTGAGCAGTCGTTGGGAAAGCGAATGCGGAAGCGGCGCTAGAGTCAATTGCGACAACAAATGTGATCGCATCGGTGATAGAGGTTACAATCCCCTGCTGTCCGCTAATCTGAGTAGTTCCCCATGGAGAAGGAATTACTAGACGAACGGAATCCCCTGCTGTTAATCCATGAGGCGCAGAAGTTACAACGGTGGTTGTGGCACCAGTTGTAATTTTTACGATGTAGGATATATAGGGGAACATGACAGTTGGGAAGTTGACCTTTCTTGCTACAACGTTGGTTGCAGCTGCTGCAAAAGCAGAAGCATCAAAGGTTGTACCTGTGATACCTAAGTTATAGGTCGTTGCACCAGTAGAAACTACTGACCATGGAATACCAGAAAACTGCAATGCAGCGGTGGTTGATTCCAAGAGAACAACATCGCCCGTTTGATAAACGTTCGAGTTGGTCAAGGTCATAACCGCTGGGTTCGCGTTAGTAATACCAGATCCTGGCTGCGCTACTCCATAAGAGTTGGCTGCAGAGGTTACAGGAGTAATACCTCCAACGGAAATAAAGTCAGACGTATCAGTCGCTGCACCGTTCGTGTTACGAGTGGTGAGAGCGCTTGCATTCGCCATCCCTTTTTGCCAGACAGCATATTTTACGGGACCGGGGTTAGCGGTAGATTCCCATACGCTGCCTGAACTATTTCCTTGGATCCAGAGCTCAATGATATCTGGAACGAAAGGCAGTTTGAGGGTTTGGTCAGCATTACCACTAGCTGGGGTGGTGAATGAGCCTGAAAGTACTGCATCAGCAAACATAATTCACTCCTTATAGTGCTAGCGTAGAACGCATGTTTTGAATCCAAGTGTCTTGGGTGATCACTTGTGCTTGGGCGAATTTAACGCCAAGTGTACCGTTCAACGCCAAAGGTCCGGAGAAGATTGGCGGACGATAGATAAGCTGGCTAGAATAGCCGTCTTGTTCGATGTGAGCATAAGCCTCACGAGCTACAACCATGTTGTCGTAAACGTCTCTTCCGTTGATGGAAGCTGCGAGTTGGACAACTGAGTTCGAGCTAGTCAGAATGCGGAAGTTTGTGACAGATCCGTATTCAGAATAGAGAACGTCGTTTTGGTTTGGATAGTTCCATGCATGGATAAATCCATTGAGGGTATCCAAAGTAGCTTCCTCAAGCGTGTGAGCCAACATAAAGTAGGCAGCACGAATTGGAGCTGTACCAAAGCGGTCTTCGCCCTGTTTACCAGTGAGGAATTTGAACGCATTGGCAGTGTCTAATGCAGCGTTTACGTTAGCAAAGTCTCTCAAGGTCAACTCGGTTGGAGAGTCGCCGTTGACCCCTTTTTGGCAGTTGTATTGTGTAGCTGCCGAAAGGAGGTAGTTGCCGAGGATTGTGTCTTCCGACCTGTTACTTTAGACCTCTCGGCGAGGCGGGGGAGCTCTTCGGCATCCCCTCTCGAGTTTCATATATATCTCGAGTCCTGACTGTCGCTTCTCTTTCGAGTTCTCTCACTCAGTCGATCACGCTGCTTTCGCTTGCGCCTTGTTGCCCATAGGGGCTTCCAAGTCAATCAGAGAGAATTTATACAGACCAAATCTAGCCTGTTTCATGGCTACGCCAAGACGCTCGGAGACCCAGCTGAGGACCGGATCTTGGTCTTGGATAATTCATTCTGTTACTTAAGACTAATCTAAATACTTTGATTAGCGGGACAGGCGCTTCAACCCATCCTCTCATGGTTTCCCATGAGTTCAGACTATAACTTCGCCTTTCGGCGCCTCTGGGGTTAGTCGTTGCGGCTAGACATTTAATCGTCTTATCTTGTATAATATAGTAGTCATTTAAAAAGGAGTTTATATGGCTAAAGATATTTACAATCGCAAGGAATATTCGATCGCGGAGATCGCCTATCTTGCGGGAATAATTGACGGTGAAGGATGCATCTATATTGGCAATCACTCTTGCAATGCCGAAACCGGAGACAAATACTTTCAAACGATTATGAAAGTTACCAGTACAGACAAATGCTTGATTGATTGGCTTCAAAAGATTTTTGGAGGTCTTGTTAAGGAGTATACCCCTAACCAAACCCCTGAAAACTCTAGGAAGCCTGCATGGTTCTGGCAGGCGAGCGGAGAGCGGCTCACTCATCTTTGTGAATTGCTGATTCCTTATGCAATCATTAAAAAGACAGAACTTGAGATCATGCTTAGAATGCGAAATACGTATCAAGGAGTGACCCAAAAAGGAAAATACGGTATCCAACGCAACTCTCAAGAGTTGTTGAATCTCCGCCAGTTTCTTATGGATCAGATACGAGCCCTTCATGTCAGGAATTATTCCTATAAAAAAGATTAAACCCTTGCCTCGGGTTGCCTTGCGCATTTGCGTTTAGGTTTTCCCAGGTGTTTACCAGTGGTTTAAAGCAGGCAAAGTATCCAATACCTGCTCGTTCAGGATCACGGATGTCAACTTGGTCCTGAACTCTACGGCACATCATGCAGCTACCTGCTCTAAACCGTAGAAACTGATCGTAGCATCTATGATATTTCTAGTAGCTACCTGGCTTGTGGGTTCAATCCCAGTGTTTCCCAAAGGCGTAGTTGGTGGAACAAGTGGATTTGGTCGTAAAAACCTCATCGTTGTACCGCCATTACGAGGCATCGCGTACTTATCCGCAGGGATAATGTAGTTGAAGTTGGGAGTTGGGACTGAAAGCATACCAGCAGCTAGCGATTGCCTGATCGGAGCGGGCAAGTCGGTTGTTGTGGTGATTGACATTGTTAGTCCTATAAGTTGTTAGTTACAACTTCAGGCTAATAGACCCTCTTTTGTCCCGCTTTGAGGCGTTCGTAAGCTTTCTTTCGAGCTTCGGGTGACTTTACATCGAATTCAAAAGCATAAGGATTTGCAGATGGTCCTTGGCCTCCAGGTGAATAGAAATTAGAACCGGTTTGACGATTCTCATTCACTACATCTTGGGCTTTGACCTTTACTCTAGCATCCTCTTCGGCCTGAGCCAGCTTTTTCATCTTCTTATAAGCCATCTCTCGACGCTTATACTCGTCTTTTACTTCCGCCAGTAGCGACATAAACTCAGGGTCTTTCTCCTGAAGTTTTTCAGCATTGGCGTTATTCACCACCTGATCGTAATCAGGGAAGGCCGAATAAAGCTTATGCTGATAGTTTTCGCTATCAATCTTCTGGTAAGTCTGGCGCGCCACTTCCTCTGCTTCTTTACGCATGGAAGATCGTTCCTTCTCAATGAGTCTTTTGAACTTTGCCTTGTCGAGCAGCTCATCGTCGGGCAGAGAGTCCAACTCGTCTCGTTGGTCCGGGAAGCGGTTTTGTAGTTGCTGGATCATCTGATGCTGCTGTTGCATCATTTGATCGCGCTTCTGCAATTCTGCTTCTAACGCCTCAGTTTTCTTACGTAGTGCCGCGAAATTGATCTCTTGATCGCTCTTTCGCTGCTCTTGAGCTTGGTTAGCTGCTTGGTTGACGGATTCCGAGCTTTTTACGTCGATTGCCATTCAAACTCCTCTTGTACTGGCGGGGTACATTACGCCTTGAGTCGGTTACAATTTGTAACCGACTGGCCCTAGTAACGCTCTAGGATGCGTATGTCTATACATTTAACTGAATATTTGATTAGTATCAATAATTTGTTTTGAAAAGGATAAAATATAGATGGAACTACTCACTAGGCTTGAAGATTTGCAGGCACAATTAGATGCCTCTTGGCCAGGAACATTAGAGAAGACTCTCAACGAATTTCCCCATGGAAACGAGGATTTTTATATTTACACTTTCACCAAATGGGACTATCATGTAGTGCCTCCGAAGTTTAATATTAATCACTGCCCAATAAAATTTTATCCTAAAAGCTGGGCGCTTCCGGGGACAACGATGAGAAAAATATCGCCAATAGGAGGATGGGTAAAGATCCTGTGGACATTACCTGAAGAGCATGCCTTTGATCTTTTTGAGTCTGGGAAGATTTTTGCCGACCCGATCGTCCATGAGTCAATTCGTAAATATAAAGCCGGGGAATTCGCGAAGGAAGAAGAAGAAAATTTCAAGCCAATTTGAAGATCTCACAAAACGTGTACCTATAAGGTGTATAAACAGCATGAACAGTGGGATCTTCTTTTTTTACGTCTGACTCGTAGAACAAGCGCCTGGTGCCTGTAATCCCGGTTTCTGAAACAATGGGACTTGAGACAAAACTTGAGGGTTAGATGGATTCACCTGCGAAGAGTCATCAAGTTCTATGTTTGTGTACTGTCCTATTGGTATTACTTGAGGTGATTGTAGAGTCGTACCGATGATAAATGGATCATAGTTTGTTGTGTCAATGGAAATGGAGAATGTGGTTGGAGAAAGAACCTGAATGGTTCCTATTTGCTCATTGATCTGATCCATGCCAAAATAGAGAGCATACGGAAAAGGAAACACAACCCGCACGTTAAAGCCGGAACTATACCCATGCGGTTGTGCTGTAGTAATGATTGCAGGGAAGGCATTGGTTATCGCTGTAATGATGGCTATGTCTGGACGCCAGGGAAAGTTTGGATTCACCGGAAATGTCCATGCGTTTACTGGGGAGTAAACCATCAATTCCCCTCATGTCTGGTTGTAACCACGCATTTACCTGAACTCTCTGCTGAGGTCTTTATAATCCCCTGAGAAGAGTTTGGGTTGGCCCAATAAGTTTGGGTCAATGTTGGGAAAACATCCTCATGAGTTGGTTTCATGTGCTCAGCGGGATTTTCTGTCTGCCCCTTCATGTGTTTTTTGATCTTTTGAAACATAAATCACTTCCCGCTTACGTCTTTGTGATCCTTTTTAAGAGGCTTAAGATGTTGTTCACCTTTTGCTTTACCCATAGGTTCAACACGACCCATCTTTCCATGATGTTCACCTTTGCCTTGATGTGGTTTTTTCTTGTGTGACATTGTTTTCTCCTTGTGTTTTTGAGGCTTAAAATCCCCTGCTATATTGGGATCAAAAAGCATTATTTTCTTCTCTTTAATTTCGCTTGAGGAGTCATGAACTCTTCTCTAGCTGACTTATATCCCGCTCCTGCAACCTTTGGCATGCCTTTAGGCTTGTCTTTCTTCCCAATGATCTTCGTCTTGGAAATTCTCGCTTGCCCATAGCCTGGGACCATTCCAGACCCAAATTGTCCTTCATCATTATGCATGTCAACGGAGTCTCCTGGCCTTTGCTTGGCCGGATGACGCTTTCCGTACTGAAGGTTTAATGAATCTTGTCCCATTTATACCTATTTATACCTACTTATACACGGTTCAGATAATAACTTTAGGGGAGCGTATTAACCTCCCCTAGAATTACTTCCTCTTCATGCCAGATGCACGATCGCGATCTGCGAGCTTGACGTTGCCTTCTTGCTCGTTATAGATAGCTTCTGCTGTATCTGGATACTTATATCGTCCGATCTCACCTGGTGGGTGCATCGAAACTTCTTTCACTTCTGGAGGAAAGAATTCCCCTAACAAAGATCCGGCTCTTGAGCCTTTTCCTTGACCTCGGCCCATAAAATCTGGGCTCTGTTTTCCATCATAATCGCGCATTTTCAACTCCTTTTGTTGTGTTTACGCTTTAACTCGCTACTCTTGATCTCACTTCTGTCGAGACCTCTTCTCTTAGCTGTTGATTCTTTTGCTTACCTTCTTCTTTGTCCACTTGATCCATGGCATGCATGGCTTGCGCCTCTCCATAAAGCTTTACTGACTCCAGGAACTCTTTAACGGCAGAAAACTTGTCTTTGACTGCTTTTGCTTGATTCTGCTGCACCTCGCTCAAACGCTCTTCCTCCAAACCAATATTGCTTCGAACGCGGCCATATCTCTCTTTGGCCTGGGCGAGTTTTTGGGCCGTATCTGCTTGAGAGTTTTGAAGCTGTGCTTGGAGTACTGCTAGGTCAAGTTGGGCTTTTTGATTGCTAAGTTCGGACTGATACTCTTCTTCTTTTTGGATGCTATCCACAAGCTCGTCTTTTCCCTGAAGGGTGCTGTTCTTGAGGAGGAAGGCTGTTGGTACGGGGATACCCATCTCTCTAAGTTGGAGGAGTTGAACGAACTGATTTTGCTTTTGCGTTGTGGTGTTGAGGCTTTCTTCGGGAAGGACGTCATACTGGGAGAAATTTTTGTCATAAAATTCCTGGGTAGGCATTTCTTTGATGATCCGACTGACCTTGAAAGGAGTCCATTTATTCTGGATGATTCGGAGTTCAAGCATCCCCAAAAGCTTTAGCGATCGATCCCATTGGTCAAAATATTTCTGTAGAGTAACAAGACCTGCTCCTTGTCGGAGCATTTCTGTAATGCCAGCCTTGGCGTCTCCTGCCATGCCCATAAGCTCAGGAGTAACCAAAGCAAGAGGATTAATAAGCTGTTGCATTTGGTCTGATAGCTGCATGTCGGAAGGGGGTACGGCATTGGGAATAATCTTCTGAACATCCGTTAGTTCATAGCCTTCTTTAACAACAATGTGCTTGCCCTGCCCAGCATACATAATGTTTTCTTCATTAACGACAGAATTTTCTTTATACATCCATCCAGCATTAATAGAAGACTCAGAAATATCATGATTGAGAATGATACGACGATTAAACAAGAACTGAGCATCCCGCAAATAACGAACCAAAGAACGAACTTGGAGATTGTATTGGGTCTGCCATGGTTCATAGTCCCAGTAAACGGGTACGAACGGACACTCATCGAAACCGAGCGGATTCTCTCCGATATGTAGAACAGACTTATTAAGAATAACAGCCACATTCCAAGTGGGGACTTCAACTTCAATCTCCTCCAGTTGAGGAAAAACTTGCAGATATTCCTTGATCGATTTAGGATCGTCGTTCCAATCTGTAATTTCTCCAGTTTCTTTATTGTAAAGGCGTTTTTTTGTCCTGTGTGATCTATACCAATAATAGGAAAGTACGAGTAGGTCGTTTCTGGCGATGTTATAGTTTTCAGGCAAAAAGTAGAACTGTCCATCTCGGTTGGAATAGCCTCCCATTGATCCAATTAGTTCTGCGTGTTCTGGAAATTGCGCAATCGCTTCTTTCTTCGATAAGAACTTTTGACACCAGACCCAATTGCAATCGCTCATATCCGGCTCGCGAAAATATGGATCGACCATAAACGCGTTGTATTCCCAGATTTTTAAGTCTAAAACTCCATTGATGGGATCGTCTTTAAAGTCTAGATAAGGCTGCAAGAGAACCATTCCAGAAGTGATGGACTGTTCTATCGCATCTGAGTACTTCTCAAGGATGTGTCGTTTGCTATGGGAGTATTGCAGCAATTTATTGAACTGATCCGCTGTGTGCTGAGAAGCGAACTCTACCGGTACAACAGAGATTGACTTTCTGTGCTGGCGCTGATAGCCACTAATCATACAGACAGGCTGTCGGATGATGTTGAAGTAAAAGTTCTTGAAGTTGTAATTCGGGGCGAATGTGAAGTACTGGTAGATGTAGTCTTGATCCCCCGCGTAAAACCTCGTGTCTATGTTGGCTTCATTCCATTTTACTTCACAAACACTCTGAAACCTTGTGTATACGTTCATTAATATGTTGACGATATTGTTCGCATTAGGTTCCTCAGGCCAGAGGAATTGACTGGAAGGCATAGACACCTGTGTAAAATTTAAATTTAACTTTACCAGGAGATTTCTTAAATGAAAATTTGTGATATTTGCTCAATACAGGTATAAGGCTATCAAAAAGGAATAAATTGATGTTTGATGCCCAGGAGTGTGTTGAACTATTTGATCTTGAAAGCCGCCTAGAAATCCTACAAGAAAACATCGAAGCTATGGAGAAGACAATGGTCAGAAAGAAAGAAGAAGTATTAGGGCTATTTAAAGAAGAAATTAAGAACTCCATAGAAGAGATTCGAGAAAAAGTGAAGGAAAACGAACGACTATGCAACGCTCAAATAGAAAATCTTTCAAAACTTCTGGGGGAAGTGTCCGTGACTATGGCTAGCCTTCAGAGGCAAATCGAGTATTTAAGCAAAAAAAAATGGTATCAATTCAATGGATGACATGAACTGGATTAGAATATTTGAGACTACGATTGCGATTCTTCTTGCAAAATTCATACTATATGTGGTTAACCGTATATTCAAATGAAGATTTTAGTGATATTGATTTTCGTCCTGATTTTCTTTTTCGTTACATATCTTATTGGTCTGTCGTCAGGAGAAGAGAAGGATGACAAACTGGATTAAAAAATAGGTACGAATGACTGCACAACAAATCCCTTACGTCAGTCCTCAAGAGATGCATTGGGACTTTCAAGAAATTAAATACAAGATGAACGACTTTCACACATTTACAATTCCAGATGAGCAGGAGTGGTGGTATGAAAATGATTGGTTTTACAAGAAATATGATGTGGTGGTTCGTATTGTTTGCCTTGATGGTACCTTTCTCGTGGCTATACGGAAGAAGATCTAAAGTTCATGAAGACTCAAAGACCTCATAAATGCTTGGAATCTGAGTTTAGGTACATCTGCCCTCACGATCCAGAGTGGGAGGCGTGCTTATGCACAGACGAAGATGTTAAGAAGGCAGTAAAATTCATGGAATCGGTCGAGATTAAGTGGGAAAACGAATGTCCAGATTGTACGCCGGAAGACACGTGCGATTACTGTTGGGATAAATACTTAAGATCATTAGAAAAGTAGGCCGCCTATTCTTCAGTTATGCGCTTCTCCCGAGCAACTGGCTCCGGATCCTTCCCTAACTTCTCGAACAAATCACCCCAGGCCAAAATCTCATCAATAGTAGACTCTCTGCATGTGCACTGCTTCTCGATCTCTCTAGACTCTGGATAGTGTATCTTATAAGGAGCGCCGCATATGTCGCATTTCATGTCTTATCATTCTCCATAATACTGGTGATGCGAGGACCTTCCTTGTCGCATTTAGTGCAAACAAGAATCGAGAGCCCGAACTTCTTTTCCTCTCTCCACTCATGATCGCATTCTTTTATAGGAAAGTTGCTGTCACAATAATAGCACTGATACCAATCTCCATAAATCTCTTCTTCGGGAACCTCTTCTCCGCACTTCCAGCATCTAAACTCTTTCTTGGGCTGCTCAAAAAGGGAATATATATCGGCGGCCCACATTTCTCTCCAAAAGATTCTTCGTTCATCCTCAGGATGTCGATACAGAAACCCCAGATTCTCATTTTCTCTGTGAAAGGGATTATAGCAAACGATCGCTAGCGTGTCTGAGAATCCGGTCGACCCGTAGTAAATAACCCATTCCCCCAACTTTGGACTTCTTTCGCTAACCAACATCTTTTTACTCATATTTCATGCTCACTTAAGGACCGTACTGCGTCTGCTCATTTAGAAAAATTCTCATTGGCGTAAACCATCAGGCATTCGATCAGGTTTTCCTCGGGCGACTTGTTTAAAAATGACATAGAGGGGATAGAGAGAAAGAACGCCCTGACCTTTTCGTTTTCTATCATTTGTTTCTTCAAATACCACTTTCTCCAAAGAATCACCTCTTGATTAATTCTTTCTATCGCTATCAAAAGCTCTTCCTCTTTGTCCATTCGGTTCCTTCCTAGTGGTATTTACCCTTACTTAAGGAGCGCCGCATATGTCGCATTTCATAATTTATCTCCCTTAATCATACCGACTATCCAAGGACTCTCCTCTCCTCATCGCTTAAAGAAAAATACGAAGGAAGAGAGACCGACATTATTTCAATCTCTAGATTGTCATAGATCAGCTTACCCATTGCCGTTGGTGGCAGCTCTGGATCGCAGTTCCAAGCCTCCACAAAGTTTTGAATGCCGCTAGTCATGAGTGTATCAGTGTTTTCTGCAGTCGAATCGCAATAGACCCTTATCTTCTTCATTTTTTCCCCTATTTTTCGATCGACCCACTTGACAGAAATTAGGTCGGCTCGGTGGTGATTTTCAACGTCTGATAACACTAATTATGTTGTGTCAAATAATTTTTACTATGTTTGGCGATCAGATGCGCTAGTTTTTTGCCCAATTTTTTGACCAAGAAAAAATATATTTTCATTCCTCAAGATATACCCTTCTTACATGTGCCATGTTTATAGGAAACCCTTCCTGGGTTCCGTCCTGACGAATGCCCTTGACTAAGACCCACGAATCCCACTTATGTTCGTTTATACAATAGGCGACGTCTAATTCATCCAAGAACTCTTTCGACACCTCTATCTTTTCCATATCCCCATTGCTCCAGATAATTACAAACTTCATTTCTCCCCCGGAGGATTGGGCAACGGCATCCAATATGTAACCCCTTTCATATCTTCATCTTTCATATCTTCATCACAACATCCGCATCCACTTGATAAGTACTCCCAAAAATATTCTTCAATTTTCTGGAAACTCACAAAGATGGTTGCAGCCACTTTTTTTCCATCTGTTGAAAGAACAATTTGATCGGCCTCTGGTAATCGCTCCTTAACGCTGATCCAATCTCCTTTTTCTTTTTTCAGACGGATGCATTCGGCAGCCAACTTCTGGATTGTTCTTTCTTTCTCTTCCAGAGTCTCCTTCCATGAGCAAACGATTTCAAAGTATTCGGATAGGTTCATTTTTTCTCCGGAGGCTTTGGTAAAGGCCTCCAATGGGTTACGTGACAATCCATGTATTCTTTACAATGCCATCCATTTTTTGGATTAAAATCGGGGTCATAATATCCAATGTCCACAAATTCAGGATCCGGAATTTCTTCATCCCATACTAAAACCTTTTTTTCTATCTCCGGCAACCGATCTTTAACTCTGATCCATTCGCTCATGACTCAATCCTCATCGCTCCCCAGATTTACTATATCTAAAGTCCCCAGTCCTCCAAGCCTGATGAATTCTGAAAGCTGCCGCGCATTAAGATAGATCCTTCCTATAAGACTTACAGCTTCTTTTTCAGGAAGGTCATCTAAGCTTGCCAATCTCGACATATCAACCATGACGCAAGCGCATGCATAAGCCACGATCTTTGGATCTTGTGTGAGAAGATATTCTTGGAGTTTTGCGATTACTTCCTTATTCTTCATTTTTTTGGCAATATGTACCTCAACTCCACCATTTGATCTACCGAATTCAACATAGCCCTCACCTGTTGTTCATCCCCCATCTTATACGCCCTATAGACAAACATCAGGTAAGTTAACATCTCGTCGCTAGTAGATTTTGATTCGCGAGTAAGCAGAAGCTTATGACTCAAGGAAGAGTCATTATTATATAGGCATTCCCATAGCTGAGTATCCGCAACCTCATCAGAGAAGCAGTGAATCGAAAAAACCATTGACAAAATAAGTGCGAAAATCTTGTTCATTTGAATTTCTCCTATGAGAAAAGTATACATAAGGAGGGAATTGAAGGATAGAGTGAAAAATGCCCATCCTCAATTTATCGGCGGATCTCGAAGGGCTACCGTCTTTAACGGGGATGACTCCCGTCACTTATTTTCGTCCATGGCCGCGACGTTAAGGCTATTTAGGCCTTAAAAAATGCATTGGCTTACCCTGAGGTTTAGGAGCAGCCCAAGGAGAGTTTCTCGCTTGCTCTTTCTTCCATCTCTCAAATTCCCTTTGTTCTTGGGACAGTTCACGAAGATCTCGTTTTTCTCCCCAGTGGGTAAGTATTTGGTACCTTAAACTATCGATGCAATGATCGTAAGCCTTAATCGGCTCGTCAAGCCCTCTCATCGATTTCTTAGAGTCCCAGCAGTAGGACTGCATCTCATGTATAAGGTTACGGCAACACGATCGAATCTTCAAGTCTCCCGTGACAAGGCGCATTGCCATTACCCTGATTCCATTAGCCACATCGTTGTTTGCGTCCTTAATAACTAAGTTAGGGAGTTTTCTCCTGAGTTCTAGCTTGAATGAGGCTGCGCTTGGGTCAATATATACTGCCTTGACAGGGAAATCACTGATAAAATCGACGAAGTCATTAGCATATTCAGCATCTGTCTTCTGAAATCCCTCATCTCTAGAGTTGAAATAGTACTCCCTTTCAACCCAGAGCTTCACCGGCGACTCATCATTGAACCCAACCATAGTGAAAGCGCAGGGGTTTGTCGTTCCATAGTCCACGCCTACAGTAAAGTATTTACCATAGCTTGGAGCTATATCTATACAATGGATTGCTTCATCAAAGAAGTCGAACACGGCTCCTTCAGCAAGACACCACTCGCCATTGATAAATCTCTTGTACCAAAGACCCTTGTATTCCTTCTTGAGGTCCGAAATATACTTCTCTGTGAGAGAGGGATTGTCCTGCATGAGGAAATTAAAAATCTTAATGTCTAGCTCGGCCTCTCGATCAATAAAATCTTTCTTCAGCCAGTGGAAGGGAGAATCTGGGTTAGTTGTGGCGATGAGATAGGATCCATCTCTACTAAGACGAGAAAGGAGCATTTTAAAAAATGATTCCGGGATGAGTGTGGCTTCATCCACGTAAGCTCCAGAGAACGTAGGTCCTCGTATTTTGGATTCGCTTCGCTCATCATTAGCTCCAATGCAGTAGATAATGCGCCCTTCCATGTGGAGTTCCCTTTTACCTGGATAATAATGCGCTCGGATGTCAGGGAAGTTGAGGATTTCGTCAATGATGTTTCGTTTGATTGTGTCATTAGTTCTGCCGATGATTACTAGATTTCCAGGGGGCGCCTTATGGCACATATCAATGAGAGCCCAGAGGGAGATGAACGATTTACCTGAGCGCACTGCACCACACCAAAGATTAATCCTCGCTGTTGCTTCCTTCAGGGATTTGACTTGTTTCGGGCTGAAGTACATCGTTGTCATCGAGACCTTTTATTGCGGATACCTTGGCTTTGAAGTCTTCTGTCACTGCTGTGTTGTTTTCAGGCTTTCCTTGATCCAATAGAACTTCTCCTAGCCTAAGAAGCATTTGCGTATTTCCTTCTAAAGCTAAATCATATTGTTTCATTCTAATTTTAGATTTACCAAAATTTTTTTTACTCTGAATAAACTCGGTGAAACCAACACCATATCTTTCTTTAACTCTATCATAGAATGTTTCTGGGTGAATATGAAATACAGAGGCTATTTCTGTTCCCGGGGATCCGGCTATTGCCATTTTCTCTACTAGTTGCCAATCCAATTGTTTTGCAGGTCTAGACATAAACTACCACGTATACTTTATTTTAATTAATATATCAGGTTGATTTATAGATTTAAATTTGTCAAGAACATCTTTTACCATCTTAGAAAGAACTGGATCTTCATGAGAAAGAGAGAGGCCTTCTTCGTTGAGCAAGAACTTCTCTGTAAGAGTAATATCATCTGCTTGAACTTTAATCGCGACTTCTATCATTTTATCCCTAAGTACCTGATGGCAACGTAGCAGAGGGGGATAAAAAAGTCATATAAATTCTTTTGATTTTCATAAGTGTTGACAAACTCCATAGGATATATCGTATGATGTATATTCAATCTTGGGAGTTCATGGAAATAGAAGAAACTGAGGTGCTTCGACGCACGTGGTATGCGATGAGGACTAGATGCAAAAATCCAAGAGATCATAATTATAAAAATTATGGGCTCCGCGGAATTGGAATCGATCCTTCATGGGACATTTTTGAAAATTTTGCTAGAGATATGGGGCCTCGACCGAGTTCTCTATATTCTATCGATAGAATAGACAACGAAAAGGGATACTCCAAAGAAAACTGTAGATGGGCTGACAGGAGTGTTCAAAGTCGCAACAGAAGGAAGAAATCCCCTCCAGCTATCCGTCTATTGTCTGGTAATGAGCGCATAATAAAGCCTGGAAGCGGAAAATTGCGCAAATGGATAATAACAAATGGGTACACGCACTCAGATTTTTCTAAAAAAATTGGAGTGAGTAGAAGTTACTTATTCTTGGTCATGTCTGGAAAAAGAAATCCTTCAAAAAAAGTCATTTCCAAAATTAGAAAAATTACAAAAAACAAGATAAAATATTTGTCGGATATGCTTGACAAGCCGATAAAAGGAGTAGGTATTGCATGACATATAGCAATTATGATAGAGAAGTTCGAGAAAGTATTGAAACCAGCTACGAAAGATGGCTTCTCAGCGATCGAGAAGAGGAAAAAGAGAAAGAAGAAGACGATATGTCATGGGATGATAAATAAATGAAGAAGTGGAAGCCAGAAGAGTTAAAGGTCGGAAAGGCCTCGATGTTTGCCGTTACAGTGCCTGTTTTGCTGGATTTCGATGAGTTTTATGAACCTGAGGATGAATCCGAAGAAAGTGAAGTTCGCATCCAGCTTCTTAAGGTCGGCGAATATTGGCTCGTCATCACTGAAAGCGTATATGACGGCGAGTTAATTTCCGACTACGCTTGCTTTGCCGGCCGAGATGATGCCTTGGGCTATCTCAATCTCTTGGGTTTCGAGATCGAAGACGCTCCTTTAGAATAAACTAGCATCCTTCAAAAACGGCTTTAGGGCTTCCATAATCGCCTTGTTAAAGTCGGCCCTTCTCTTCTCGTTGATCTCAATGAGTTGGGCCCATTTCTTTTCGCCATTCTCTCCCTCATAGGAATAAGAAGGTCCGGCTATAAAGCTTCTCCCCCCTTTCGCCCGAATCAGCTTCCAGTTGTGAAAGATCATGCCGAGGGCCGGAATAGTCAGGTCGAATATCGCGACGACGTTACCTGCAGCGGCTTGCTCTCGATAGTTAAGTATTTCCATTTTTAAGTTCTACAATTCCACTATTTAATATTTCTGACATTAGTTTTTTTGATTTAGATATAGATATATTATATCTTTTGGAAATTCCTTCAGGACTACTGTCTGTTATATATTCATCACATAAAAGGCGAAGCATTAACCCCAACGCTTCTAAAGAAATTTTTGTTTCCCAAATCTCGTCTCTTTCAAAGACGAGAGGCCTGAACTTAGATAATACTTTCACTCTATTTCCCAATATTTTTAGAACAGTGCCTACTCATGGCATCTCCAAAAAACGCTGCAAAGTTCGTTATCGTTTTCCCAGTTTCTTTAAGATACCACCTCATATCCTCTATAGACAATCTAATCTTTTTCTGAAGGTATTCTTCCATTTCTTTAAATTTTCCAAATGGCACAAAGTCAGTACAATTTTCTAATGTCAAAGATAGAGAGTTAGAGCTTGAAGGACATTTTTTAAAATCACCGAGGGACATTTTTTTGCTCCCCTGTTCATAATTCTTCGATTTCCTCAATGGAGAATAGCTCCAAACCTTGTTCATAAACCGGTCATGATCGCAACCCAGATCCATCCACATTTTTTTGATCCATTCCCACCTTTCTTGAAACCTAATCCCAACCTTAAAAAGACCTAATCGCCTAAATGCCTTAAGGTATTGGTAGAATATCTTGCTCATTTTGTAGAGGTTTGATGTTTGCTTGCCGGCTTTCCAACGATTCCTCTTAAAAATCACACATGCCAAGTCTTTATTGAATCGATGAACCGTCTTCTGGCTGATGTCTAAATCATGCGAGAGCTTATTGGCAGAAGGATAAACCTCTTTTATGACCCTATCTTCTACCATTTGTTGGTATCGAAAGTGCTCAATGAGAAGTTTTTGGTAAGATTTTGAGGCTGATTCCATCAGAAGAAAGATATCATCGCCTGTTTTTACGTCTGTTGGGTTGACTGCGCTGAGTTGGTGATTTTTCCAGATTTTCATTGTGGACTCCTTTTGGTTTAGGAGCCCTTTTCGCACTTGACCTCTATCAAGAAATTACTTAAGGTGGAATTTAATTCAGCCTTTAGTAAAATCTATGTTCTTCCCTGCCTAAGAGAAGACCGAGAGGCCCTTGCGCGAACAAGGGCTTTTCACTTTTAACTACGCTTTGATTTTTCATTTATTCGTTCAAAGTTTTCCCGAAATGTAACAAAATTTTCCCTTTAGATCGAGAAATTCCTGCTTCTCACAGTAGATGAAGCCTGGTTTGCTGATTCAAAACGAGCCACATATGCCCACAGAACCGGCATTCCACGAACTCTTTGTAGATGATTGAAATGTTATCCCTGTCCCCGACGATCTTGCAACAAGGGCATCGGATTAAGTAGTGTGTGTATTTTTTTCGTCCAAAGTTGTTTCTCTTCATAGAAAAATTGACCTTAACTCTCTCGGTTTCATATCATTTAACCACTTTGAATGACACATTTTAATTTTGGACACGAATGCACCCTGCACAAATGGATTTTTTCTCAGAAACCATAGAGAGAAAAATCATGAACCTTGAGAAGAGAATGGTTTGGATACGAAGAGACATCGAGTTTTTAAAAGGCGTTTATGAAATGACACAAAAAAAACCTTTCTTGCCTAAAAAACCCAAAATCGAGCAACTTAAATTTTTAGACACATGAACGGAAAGACTCTTAAGTTCACCATTTCCGTTCCAAAAGATGGCATCTGGAGGCCTCGCAAAATGAACCGTTGGTTCAAAGTTGGAATACTCGCCTGCGTCATAATGGAAGCCTTCCTCATTGGAATGGTCGCTCATGCCTATGTCTTTGACTGCCATTTTTTCTCCCCTCGAGAAGAATATGAACTCACTTGCAAAGATCCAACCCTTAGCTTTGAAGACTGGCTTGTAGAAAAAGAAGAGAGAGAGGGCAGATTTTTTGACTGGTTTGTCGATGGATGTGCAGTCTCTCTAGACCCGACCTATGCTTCTTGCTACGACACCCCCGACGGACACGATAAGGACAATGATCACAGCGGAAGAGATTGAGATTTTAGGCATTCCTCTTCCCTGGAAAGCCCCTTATGTTTCCTCTAGAGGCGCTTATTCCCCTCGAACCAACATGATGGAAGACACTCGCTTCGTCCTCCGAAACAAGTATAAAGGCCCTTTTTTCACCGAAGCGATCAACGTCGACTTCATATTCAACATGCCGATTCCCAAAAGCACCTCCAAGAAAAAAAGGCTCTTGATGCTTTGTGGAAACATTCGCCCGATAGGTACTCCCGATCGAGGCAATTTAGAAAAGCTCTATGCAGATATCCTTCAAGGAATTTGTTACAAAAACGACTCAATTGTCGTTGGCGGGGCGGTAGAAAAGTGGTATAGTGAAATTCCATCCACTAAAATAAGGATTTACCCCGCATGTCCATCTTAATTACCGTTTTGTTGGTTGTGTTTTTCGTTGGCTTAAGCTATTTTACGTTCAGAATGGTTAAGTATATAAACAGCCTACCAGAGACACCAAAGGATCACTAATGCCGTTAAAGAAAGGCAAGAAAGCCATAGGCGAAAACATCAAGACAGAAATGGCCGAAGGAAAACCTCAAAAGCAGGCTGTCGCCATAGCCCTTAATGTGGCCCGAAAATCCGGCGCAAAAATTCCCAAAAAAAAGTAACTCCGTTGTTGCCCCTTTAGGACATGCTAGAGGGGTTTTGCTTATCCAAAATATCTCCAAAATATTTTACTTTACCCACAGTAAAATCTCTAATCTGCATAATCAGCTTTTTAGATGGCCTACGAACTCCCGTCATTACCATGTTAAGATAGGTCCGGGTGATGCCCATTTCCTTGGCAAATTTGGTCATCGTTAATCCATTATTTAAAATCCATCTTCGGAGTTTTCCTCGTCCTACTGGAAGCACTTTTTTATCTTTTTCCATAAATCCTCAAAATTGTTGACGTAAATCTGTTGTCCATGTTAACATACGAGTCATGTTACATCAAGAGAAAAGGAGAAAAATGACAATTCAAACCCAATCCCAAGAAAACGCTGTGTCTGCAATGTTTTCTGATGAAGAGATCAAGATTATACGAGAGTCCTATTGCAAAGAGGCAACGGAGTCTGAATTTAAAATATTTATGAGACTGTGCCAGAAAAGCAAGTTAGATCCTTTTTCCAGGCAAATCTATTTCATGAAAGTGGGCAATAAAATGACTACCATTACTGGGATAGATGGATTTCGAGTCATAGCCGAAAGAACCGGAAGATACATGCCTGGAAAGGAGACTTCCTTCACATACGACGACAAAAATGGTCTCTTTAGCGCTACAAGCTATGTAAAAAAGCTCGGCCCAGACAAACAATGGCATGAGATTTCTGCTACTGCATTCCTGATAGAACAGAGAGGCAATAGTACTCCATGGCAGAAAATGCCTCATGTAATGCTGGCAAAATGCGCTGAATCGGCTGCTCTACGCAAGGCATTCCCTTCCGATCTTTCTGGCCTTTATACCAAAGAGGAAATGGACCAAGCAATTGTGTCGGAAGTTGAAACAATTGAAGAACCACCAAAAGAAACCTTCATAACCGAAGAACAAGTCGAAGAAATTTTGGGAACCCTAGAGATGGGAATTCTTCCTTACGAAGCAGGATATACAGAGACTTTTTTGAAGGTATATAAAATTCCTTCGGTTGAAAAGCTTCCTGCTGACGCTTTCCAAAGAGCAATGATATACTTGAATAAAAAAGTTCAAGCACTACAACCAAAATAAAGAAACCCCAGATTGATGCTGGGGTTTACCATCAGAAACGAGGAATTTTATGAAAGAATACGCACCGATATTAGTCCCTTTAGAACAGAGAAGTCAAGAGTGGATTTCCTTCCGTGAAGGCAAGATAGGGGCCTCAGATGCTCCAGCTATCATGGGAGTCTCTCCCTGGAAAACTAAACTGCAACTTTGGGAGGAAAAGATTTTAGGCACTAAAAAAGCCTCCACCCCTTCCATGGAAAGAGGCACTAAATATGAGCCCGAGGCTTTAGCTTGGTTTAATAGTCAAGTCAAAGATCTCTTCACTCCAGAAACTTACCAGCATGGGATTCACCACGACATCATTGCCTCTCTTGATGGATTCAATGGAGAAGTGAACGTAGAGCTAAAAATACCGAGCAAGTTCAGCTCTGATTTTCCCGAGCACTACATGCCTCAGCTCCAGCATCAGATGATGGTGTTAGGAACGGACTTTACATGGTATGCTGAGTACAGTCCCGATCTCAGGAAAGGATGGTATGCAAAGATTGAGAGAGACGATGACTATATTCACGAGCTACTTGCCTCAGAATTGGCCTTTTTAGCCTCTCTGATCGATTTACGAGCTCCAGAGCCTAGCGACAAGGATTGGGCTCAGATCGACGATCCTGAGCTTCTTTTGGCATCAAAAGGGTATAAACACATTTCTTATCAAATAGATGAACTCGAAAGACAGAAAGATGAACTGAAAAAGAAACTCATTGGATCTGGAAACAACAACAGAATGAGATGCGGAGAGCTAAAGATCCAAAAGATCTATCGTAAAGGAAATCTGGACTACGCGAAAATGATCGAGGACTACAAGATTACTGGATATGAACGCTATCGGAAAGAATCCATTGAGACTTGGAGAATAACTTAGCGCTTCTTCTTAAGAGCCTTTTTCCCAGCATCTACGAACCTATCCCTCTTGCGATCCTCTTTCTCAAGAGACTTGAGGGATTTTTCTTCGGCCTTTGTGTCTTTTGCGATCTTTTTCTCGATCGATCTAATCTTTTTGTCCATATTTCCTTTAGCAAATTAAATGTCCCGAGAACCAAGTATCAATGACTCCAGAAGCACCTAGAATGCCCGCAGTTTTTGTAGAACCTCCAACAGCCACAAAAACATAAGCTGTGTCTGAGGCAGCCATTGAAATAATACCACTAACATTCTCTCCTGTACCTGAAGACGAAGCGCCAGCTACCGCATATCCTAAGCTCCTTCGTAAGGTTAATGATGTTGCAGCAATATCAATCTGAAAAGAAGACATATTCGCATTCACATTATTAAAAAATACCGAAGCCTCGAAGTGATATTTTCCTGCAACTGGAGCTGTAAAGATACCGGTTCCTGCATTATAGTTTGAGTTTTGATCGAATGAAACACTGTCGAAAATAATTGTATATGGTGAACCATCGCCAGTAGCATTCGGTACGGTGGTACTTAAAGAAGCAAAGAAACAAGGTTGCGCTGTATTTGTCGCTCTATTCGACGCGTCTATTTTAGAAGTAGTAGATGTAACCAAAGAGGTTCCATCAAATTTGACTACGCCATTTGTTGTGCTAAATGAGCTTGCATTTGTTCCTCCTCCCACAATCGGAAGAACTCCAAAAGCCGGATTGCTTCCAGCTCCTCCAGAGACCAAGGCTTGGCCAGAGGTTCCAGTTCCAATCGATGTCAAGGATCCACTTGCATTGCCAACTTGAACCGCGTGATTCGTGGTCCCAGTCACATTGAAGTTAAGAGCATTTCCTCCAGCTGTAACAGTTAGGTTATTCCCACTGTGGACTAGGATAACTCCGGCGACAGGAGTTGCACTCCCTGCGAAATCATCTGTAAAGGTCGTAACCGCTCCTCCACTTCCACCAGTAAGTGAAACGAATCCATTCGCATCTACCGCAAAGTCTGTGTTCTTGAAGTGAGCAATTCCATTCTTAGTGGCATCTGATGCAACGACCGCTGAGGCTCTTTGGATTTGAACGGTATAAGTGTTTGCTGCGAGAGAGTTAGTTCTAATAGCATTCGCGATCGTTCCGGCTGCAGCTTGTGCGCCAGTAACGGTGATTAAACCAGCTCCTGTAGGAACGACAGGGTTGGTACCAGGAGGAGTACTTGCATCTACTCCCACCTGCGTTATGGCTCCAGAGCCTCCCGCAGTCTCAAGATTAATCGTTCCGGCACCATTGGTGATCGTGATCGATCCGCCAGTGGAGGTAAGATTTGCAGCAACGGGATTACTTCCAGTTGAACCAATCGCAAGCTGACCATTTGTCAAAGGACCAACTGTTGTAATTGGAGAGGTGCCTTGGCCTATCATGATCGCATGATTGGTAATAGTATTTACACCCGTTCCCCCATGAATAACAGGAACGATTCCAGTAATAGCTAATGTAAGTTGACTAGCGCCTGTTTTCGTGCTAGTCATCACAGTTCCATCGCCAATGACATTGATATTGGAAGAACCATCCGGAACAACCTGTGCTCCTACCTGATCGGTAAGATTAGTTGCTGAACCACTACCCGGAGTGATGATAGACCAAATTGCATCTGCATGTTTGGTCATCGTATTCCAAGTGATTCGAAGCAGTTTATAGAATACGAATGTAACCGTATTTTCCCATTCAGTGCCGATTTCGTAGTTATTATCCTCGACAGTAGGAGCTCTATTCACGAACACCATGTTGACAGGAGCACGCTGGGCTACATTGAGAGGATTACTGCTTGGTGTTGTGTTGAAACCGCTAAAACTGCTCATTTAAATCCCTTTTTAACAAAGTAACGTTCCTTGCCAACTTGTAGCCGTTGCTCCTCCGACTATATCAACAATCTTTGTCCCGCTCACAACAGTTATATTTACAGTAGCTGTATTAGTTGCTGTCATCGGTACAGTAATACACCATGTCAGATTTAATATTCCATTACCTGCCATAGTAAATGGATTAACTGTGAGTAATTGATACGTTCCACCAGTAGTTACTAGATTCAAATATGCTTGAGTCATAGCAACACTAAAATCTGTAAAATATAGAAATCCAGTCATCAAATATTTTCCAGTAACTGGAGCAGTAAATGTTGAAGTTCCTGTATTAAAGTCGCTATTTTGATCATATAATTCTGAATCGAATGCTATCGTGTAGGTAGTTCCATCACCAGTGACGTTACTTGCAGTACCAGCTAAATAAGCAAAAAAAGCAGACTGTAAAGGATAATTTATTTCTCCCGTTGTGGCGACTCTCATTACATTAGTTGTTCCAAGAGTAGCATTCGAAGAAATCGCAAAAGCATCTGAATCGCTATTATCCAATCCGAAGGTCCACGCTTGTCCCCCGCTGATATTAGTCTCTATAAATGCATCTGATGCGGTAGATCCTGCTACTTGAGCTTGGTAAAATGCTCTAGCAGAGGCTGTATTTGAAGTATTTGATACAATCGCTGATAAATCGCCTCCAGAAACTGCAGCAGTAATAGATAGATTGCCTGTATCATCTTCCGTAATGACGCCATTTTGAATGATCTTTCCAGTCGCTCCATCAAAACGAACAAGAGCATTGTCAGTTGAAGATCCTGGACCTGTCACATCTCCACTACTTGCAGCCTGAGACCCTAACTGTCCTGTAGAAGTATTGATTGTTACCACGTTTAGGTTTGCAACAGCAACGCTCGCTACACCAGTCATGCTTACGCCACCAGTAGGAGCCTGAATTACTGTAGTTGCAGAAGCTGTAGTAGAGCCAACTGTAGTTGCATGAGCGTTCGCAGAGGTTCCAACGTTACAGCCACCAGTGCCACAAGCGATAGTAGTTGTGCTGGTAGTTGTTGTAGAACCTAAAGTAGTAGTATGGGCATTCGCTGAAGCTCCGACGCTACATCCACCCGTCCCACATTCAATCGTGGTAACAGATGTTGTATTAGTTGATCCCATGGATAATGTTTTTACCGCGCCACCTTGAGCAATTGCGACTGTAGTTGCGGCAGAATCCCCACTAATCGTCAACGCACCTGTGCCAGAATTTATTGTCAGTGCGCCGTTGGTCGATGTGACATTTAATGCTCCACTTCCACTTTGGACAGTAGTTGCACTAGATGAGTTCGTCGATCCTAGGAATGTTGATTTGACCCCACCTCCCGTTCCAATATTGAGAGTGGTGGCTGTAGCATCTGTGCTTATAGAAATCGTTCCAGTCCCAGTCGTAAGGCCAAAGGTACCGTTGCTAGAGGTAGCCACAGTAATGCCGCCTGAGCCCGATTGAATGCCCGTGGTAGCCGTTGTGGTGGTAGAGCCTAATGTGGTTGTATGAGCTGTAGCGTTCGTGCCTATATTAAGAGCTCCTGTTCCATCAGAAACTACAGTTAATGTTCCATTGGAGTTCGTGGCAGAAATCGTATTGGAATCTAGTCGGATGTTATCCAACTGGGCCGTGATATTCGTAGTTGCAATCGTAGGAGCTGTGACAAAGAGTCCATAGCCTGTAGTTACTGCGCCTGCTCCAGAGAAAGTTCCACTCGCGATGTACAAACCATAGCCATTAGAAATTGTCACTCCACCCGGAGGAGCCATTGTAGGATATAGGCCTATAGACGCTGCGTTCGTTATGTTCGATGATGGGGCAAAAGAGGCATCAACGAAGATGCCATCTGCATCAGAGCCAGTAGAAACATTCGATCCAGTCACCCATAAGCCGATGCGATTCGGAAGATTCACATAGAGGGATGCTGTCGTAGCAGAAGCACCCACTCCGAAGGCCGCTAGGCTATAATTATTGAGTGTATTTTGCGAAGCCATCAAACCACCGTTATATTCCCTGATTTTATCGCGCAGCACCAGCGTGCATTCGCTGTCTCACAGACTAACTCTACCCAATCTCCTACAGCAGTTGAAGCTAAAGATCCTCCAACTCCGAGAGTAGTCTGCTGGTTTCCGATTCTGATTCTTGTAGCAGCATTTGGTTGAGTGATCGTCCAGGAAGTAGATCCATCAAGAACCACTTCGATTGTATCTCCTACAGCTGACACTGCTGGGAGAGCGAGTGATAAAGCGCCTCCAGTAGTACAAAAATATCCATTGCTGATTGCTAAAGTCTGGCTTGCACCAATGACTTGCCAGTTAATGCCACTCCCTACAGCTGCTATAGTGATGGAATTAGATCCATTCGAAATGGAAATACCCGCTCCAGCAGTAAGAGTCGCTGCGGCTGGGACACCTGCTGTAGATCCGATGATAAGCTGTCCATCAGTAGCCAAAGCAGTTAAGACTGGGATGCCAGTAGCTCCGGTAGTGAGAACTGCTCGGTTAGCTGTAGCAAGTCCAGTGATTGTGTTGTTGGCTGAGGAATAAAGGATCTGATTGATCGTGGTGGTTGCAGGATAAGTTGCAGTCGTGTAGATGTTATTCGTTCCATCTGATCGAAGAATAACCCCCGCAGAACCACTTGCGCTTGGATAGGTTGGAATAGACCACGTTGGATCTGCTCCGGTATTGGTCTGAAGCACTTGGCCTGTTGTGCCCGATCCTAACTGTGTTAGCGTGGCTGTTCCTGCGCCGATTTGGAGAGCATGGTTAGTAAGGCCAGTAAGTTGCACCGTTTCAGTATTCAAAGAGCCGACAATTGTGATACTTCCAGTGCCAAGCAGGTTAAAATTGCCCGCGCCGTCGGGAACTTCCGCTCCTCCAGAATTCCCAGTAATCGTGATAATCGCACCAGAAGATGAAACAGATTTAAATGATGGATCCGCCGCAGGTCCATTACTGGTCAGAACAAATCCAGCAGTTCCAGGAGCAACTTTGGTGATCGTATCAGTTCCAGCGCCAATAAGCACACTGTGATTAGTAAGACCTGTTAACTGAGTTGTAAGAGTAGAAATTCCGGGATTACCAACAACAGTGATACTCCCAGAACCGATGGTGTTAATATTGTTGAGCGTGGGCGGGACTGGGCCCCCGGAATTGCCAGTCAGAGTAGTGACAAACCCGCTACCGCCACCTGGTAAAAAGGCACCTGCCTGGCTCACGATCTACCTTCCTTAGTTAGCGTAATAGACGCTAAGATATACTGATCCTGTACCTGCAGCCCCTTTTACATAAAACTGGGTATTTGCCGGTAACTCAAAAGCATTTCCTGTTTCTCTGTTAGCTGAAAAATCGATCAGAACAAAAGATCCTGCTGGCAAAACCTCGTTATCATTGAGCCCATCAATAGAAATCGTCACTAAGACAGTGCTATTATTGGTGATCTTAATGAGACGCATTGAATGGGTGACAGCACTTCCCAGAGTCTGATAGGTATTGTTAAAAGTCGCAGAGTCTCTGCTTCTTAAGGTATCTATCGTGGCTCTAGTATTTAACTGGGTCATTAAGCACCTTCAGGTTTTGGCTCTTCTTTTTGTTTATCAAGATCTACAATTTTCTGTACTACAATAGCCCTCATTTGGCAGAGGGCATCATGCACTGCGCCCAGAGGAGCATCTGAATCGCAGAGCAGTTGATAGAGTTTTTCGTCAATCGTTATTTCCACAGAAGATTTCGGTTTAATCATGGTTAGGTTCCTTTACGTGTTTCCAGGATTGTCCAGATTTTATCTTTGCTATAGCCGTTTTATTAACGCCATATTCTCTAGCCAATCTGCTTCCTGTTACACCTAATCTTAGCATCTCTTTAATTTTCATCACTTTCTTTTCATCCAATTTTGAACACCCATTACTACTTCCTATATTAGGGTTGTGATTTCTTGCTGCACGTCCTTTTCTAACCATATCTGCCGAGTTGTCTTTTGGAGTCCCGACAAAAAGATGCTTAGGGTTTGTACAGATTGGATTATCACAGTCATGGCATACAAGATATCCTTCAGGAATTTCTCCTTTAAAGAGCAAGTAAGAGACCCGGTGACCTCTGGAATATTGTCCATGCCACATTCTTGTATATCCTGCGCGATCTTTGTCTCCATTCCAGTGCCAACAACCATCTTTTCGAATAACATGGCTTTCAAAAATTTCTCTGGTTTTAGCCAGTTTTTGATCTTCAGTGAGTTTTTTCCACTCAAAATCAACCCAAGCTTTGCCTTTATATTTACATTCTTTGGAACAGAATCTCGACCTTGGACGCCCTGGAGATCTGTAAGATGTATATCTTTTTCCACAAATTTCACATTCATCCTCATCGATTTTCCTCTGCGGTCTGCAACCATTGCTGCAATATTTTGCCGCTCCGTTGGCTGTATTCCTTTTCCACTTGAACTCTATTCCACATGTCACACATATCGATTTACCTATCATCTTAACCTCCTTTGGTAAGGAGATTAAGATATCAAATCAGGGCACTTTTGTCTACCCTACTAAACCATAGACCATGCATTCCACAACGTTCCATTGTATATAAGTCCCACTGCTTTATAGGCAGCTGTGATGGTCTTCGTACCTGCAGATACCGCGGCCAAGCTGATATTCTTACCATTGCCATCTATCGTAATCGTGTTAGCACCCGCCTGACCTACAGAGTCAGATACGATTACATATCTTCCTGTTGCAGGGGCTGCTGGGAGAGTGATTGTCAATACACCACCAGTGACATCGCAAGCGATGAAGAAGTCTGTTCCTAGAACAGCATATGGTGTTACTGCTGCAGCGACGCTTGTTACTTTGACGTTTTGTCCGCTAGCAAGTGTGATCCCAAGCGTTCCAGCGTTGATTGTAGTTGAAGCAGCTCCTGTAGTAGATCCAAGAGTAACAACGTTCGCCACTGCTGAGTCAGCGATATGGACTGTTTTGACACCAGTTCCTCCAGTGGCCACGTTCACAGTCTGAGCACCCGTTCCGCCACCGAGAGTAATTGTTCCTACTTGGAGGCCAGTACCGCCGATTGAGATGGTACCTGTTGTCATGCCCGCGCCGATTGAGACAGAGCCTCCCACTTGAGCGTTTGCGATTTGAACAGCGGTTGCGCCAGCACCTCCAGCTATAACCAATGTGTTGGTTGCTGAAGATGAACCAAGAGTCATTGTTCCACTTTGAGCAGTACCACCGATCGTGATCGTACCTGTGGTTGTCGCTGCGCCCACGGTATAAGTTGAGCCTACAGCACCATTAAGAGCGAAGTTACCGGATCCTACTAGCATCGAAATACCGGAAGCTCCAGAAACACTGCCGATAGTGATTGTGTTCGCCGATGCTGCCGTTCCGATATTGACCGCGTTTGTTCCCGCGCCGTTGGCTATGTTGACTGTATTGCCACCCACGCCGTTGGCTATAGTAACTGTGGTAACTCCAGCACCATTGCCGATTAAGACACTATTTATTCCAGAAGATGAACCTAGAACAATGTTTCCTGTCTGCGCTGTACCACCGATGGTGATAGTACCTGTAGTAGTAGCAGCACCGATTGCATAAGTAGATCCGGCCGCACCATTGAGGGCAAAGTTTCCAGTTCCTACCAGCAAAGAAATGCCAGAAGTAGAAGAAACACTACCAATAGTAATGACTTGCGCTGAAGCTCCTGTACCGATTCCGATGGTATTAGTACCTGCGCCAGTTCCGATATTGATTGCGTTTGTTCCAGTTCCTGTGCCAATGGCAATCGTTTTGTCGCCGTTGCCAGTTCCTAGGTTTAAAGCGTTCGTGGTTGTCGATGCTCCTACTGAGATTGTGCCAGTCTGAGCCGCAGCACCGAGCGTGATGACAGCAGCGGCAGTCGCGGTGGTCAATCCGCCTGTGAGGACAGTATTACCAGTTGCGTTTCCTAAGTTTAAAGCTCCGGTACCGCCAGTGTTGATGGTAGTGACACCCGCACCGGAGGCGTTGAGGTTAATCGTTCCAGTCGCTGTGATAGATCCGAGTGTAATGGCACCAGTTACTGCTAAAGTACCGCCAATCGTCGCGTTCCCAGTTACGGCGAGGTCAGTACCTACTGAAAGAGAAGTTCCTGCCGCAAGAGTAGTTGTAGAAGCAATGGATCCAGGAGCAACAAAGGTAGCAGGAATGCTAAAAGTAATTGTATCTGCAACAGTTGTGGTGGCGATCTGGTTAGCTGACCCAAAAAGATTTATATTATTAGCTATGGGGTTCGTTACACCGCTATCAGAGGTTAGAAAGTTCAGTGCTGAAGTCGTTTGACTAGATGCATTCCAGACCGCTACACCCCCTGACACGCTCACTAAAACATATTCTATTC